GTATTTGTAGGCGTTGATCACCGGCTCTTTAACGAAAGCGCCTTCGTACTGGGTTTTCACATGGCGACGGTTTTCGGGGATTACCTTTTTATCTTCGCGCAGTGAGTTATAAATGATCGCGTCCCACGTTTTGAGCGGACTCATAACGCCAGGGAAGTTGATTTTCGCATAGTACGCAACCGACAGAACCAGTTCGATAAAGTTACGTTTACCATCGATATCCAGCACGCGCAGAACGTCAACGATGTTATACGTGATGTAAGTCTGGTGATCCTTCTTACGCAGGTCGGACAGGTTCCCTTCGTACTCAACCTTATCCTTACCGGTTTCGTGCATCGCTACATCACCCAGCTTGTAAGACGGCAGAGGGGTGAAGCTGAATTTGCGGAACAGGTCCAGACCATCCATTTGAGCAACGCCCAGGATTGAATAGCCTAACTGCTCGTTACCGTAGTTATCGGTCGTCAGCTTTTCATCAACCTTACCAAACGGGCTGAAGAACCGGACCACGTTCTGACCAAACACGTTCAGATAACGTGTGATCATGTAGGCCATATCGAATTTATCTGAGTTCCAGCCTGTGATGATAACTGGCGTGCGCTGCTTCCAGTCTTTGATATACGCAGAGAGCAAAGCTTTCTCAGTCTGGAATGACTGGTACACAATGCGATCCAGCACGTCTTGCGGGATTTCTTTCTCTGTATCTACCTTAGACGCCTGCCACTCTTCCAGACCATCGTTTACGAGGTCATACACGAAGAACTTATCTTCAATGCTGTCATAGTGGGTGATTGCGTCAATGGCATACAGGGCTTCGCGTGGGTCTGGGAAGACCGGCGCTGTAACCTCGATATCCAGCGAAGCGATACGGATTTTATCGCGGTCGTATTCAATTTCTTTCCGATAGCTGTCGGAGATATACGCCAGGCGGAAATCATCCATCCCCAGCGCTTCCATACCAACATCAGACATGCGACGCATCCAGTTTTTTGTCTCTTTGATGTTGTCAAACTTTTTCTTTACGCAGATTTTGCCATAGATATCGCGGTACGGGCTTTCGTCGTCGATACCAGGGCGACCGTGCTGGAACATGGTCGGGGCATATTCGGTTTTACGGATCTGTTCGATCCCGTCTTTGTTGATGAATCGTTCGAGGATGTTATTCCCCTGCTGATCGACTGATAGATAAAATTCATTCATTGGATGTGTGTTGCTCCAGACGTTGTATGAGATATGCGCGGAGTAATAACAGGTGAGGTAGTTCACTGGACCAGATATCCAGCGCCTCTTTTGCTGGACCCGTATAAGGTCCACGCGCAGGATCGCGAGTTGCTTCTCGTTGTGAGATCTGTTTTTGCAGTTCAGCAATCACCATTTCATGATCTTCAATCAGTTTAGCAAAACGACGAGTGATGTTCAAAGCAGCATAAACAAAAGTTCTGCTATCGGAGAAATTACCATCAAAGGCAATCTGAAGATCTTCCTGGACATAACGAGGATACGCACACGCTTCCAGGATAAGATTTAACGAGGCTTGGGCCAGTTCTTTGCTGATTGGTGTTGGTGCAACTTGAGTAATAAGCATAATAGATATCTCACGTTTTTGATAGACACTCAATATAACAAAGCCCCTGCATTTCTGCAAGGGCTTGTTTTAATTTCCGATACGGTATTTGTAAATCAATTTCCATTCGGCTTTCTGTGCGTGGGTCAGTACCCGGAAGTTATTTTCTTCTGAGAACTTCAGGCCGGTAGTCAGTACCTCGACCATGCCCCACTCTTCCAGCAGACGGGCGATGTTATTGCGGCGCAATTCATCATCCTCTGTCATATCCACCTGACGACCGTCCAGCTTAAGCAGTTCTTTGAAGTGAACCACGAAGTACCGGCCTTGCTTTTGCAGGATATGGCATGACTGCCAGAGCATTTTCTTTTTGTTATTAGCGATGCCGATGCGGGTCAACGTCTCCCGAATCTTTAAAAAGCTGTCTTCGCCGATCAGCCTGATTTCTAACATGTTCATGAGCATTTACCATTTTTGAATTATCTTATCAACCTTTTTCTGGTCGGTTTTATTTTTCACAACATCACCTACCAACGAACGAGCAATATTCCGGTTATCTCGCTTCCACTTATCCAGCAGATTAAGAGCGATAAGCTCTTCGTGATACTCCATCGCTACACGGGTATTTATCCCGTAGTGTTTGGATAACACAGCAAGAATAACCTTTTCTTCGCCGTCTTCGGTGAGTTTTGCCCATGCTCCGAAGCGCTTGCCCTTGCGGACGGCTTCCAGATAATAGTCAAAGTGCGCCTGGTCGCTGAGACCGGAACCAATGAGGTTCATCACGTAAGCAGGATAAATCGTGTCTACGTGCTGGCTCATTGCGTTGTCGATAAAGAACTTGTCGTATGTTCCGTGATGGTCAACGATGACGCGCTGTTTCCCGTCATTCAGTTGCCCCAGCATATCGAACAGGGAGTTATCCTTGTCCGCTTTATAAGAACCCACCAGTTCATCTATCTTATCCCAGTTTTTCATTCGCCAGGCGGATTCGTGTTCGTTCAACTCTTCTTCGTCTAAGAAATCCGCCAGGCTCATTATTCACCTTCCCATGCCATCGACAGCATCAGAGACATCATCAGGTACTGAAGGTGGATTTCTTTGTTCGCCGCCATCCCGAACTGCGCGTTGTTCTCGCCTACGGTCTGGATCAGGGCAACGCGTGAATCTTTGGTGATGATCGGATATAAGGTGTCTGTAAGCTTCGCTACGAAGGTATCGTATTCGGAGGCATACTTGATTACCTCGGAGCGCAATTCCTTGTAGTTCTTGGCCTTGAGAAGCGCAACGATGTGATCGATATCGGTCCCGACTACCTCGGACAGAATACCGGCGTCGATGGTTCCGCGCTTGCCGTATTTCCCCAGCGTTTTGATGATCGAACGGATATCAGGGAAGTTCTTTTTGACGAATGCCGCCAGAACTTTGCTATCGTACTGAACCTGTTCCGCTTCCAGGATAGCCATAGAGCGAATGATAGCCTCTTTCATCATCGCCACACGGTCAGCCGGGGTCGGTGTCCCGAACTTAACAGGAGGGCAACGAGACAGCAGCGCAGGGTGAATACCGTTGATGTTGTTCGCAGTGATAGCAACAGAACAGTTCGCACTATACGCTTCGATAAAGCTACGCATGTGCATCTGTGCATCTTTCAGGCCAGGACGGTCGAATTCATCAATCAGGATCAGCTTACCGCCTGGACTCATCGTCATTGAAGACGCGAACGGAACCAGAACGTTACGGATGTAATCGATCTTACAGTCTGCGCCGTTTACGAAAAGAATTTCTGCCTGCACTTCACGACCCAGAACAGTTGCTAACGTTGTTTTGCCGGTGCCTGGAGAATCAGAAACCAGTGTCATGTTTTCGACACGACCTGATTTGATCATACCGCGCATGGTCAGTTTGTCGCTGGCTGGAAGAATACATTCGTCGAGAGTGGTAGGACGATATTTCTGGTCCCACATGAATTCTTTGGGGAACTGAGAAATATTGCCACGGGAGGTTTTGATGATTTCGGGAGTGATTGTTAAATCCATGATATTACCTTCAATTATTAGGGGGCTTATCGCCCCCATTCACATTATTCGAATTTGCTGGTTTTTTCCAGAACAACTACGTACGCAACGTCGCTTTCAGAAGAGAATTTTGCTGCACCCTTGGCGCTGATCTCTACTTTATAATCGCTGTTGATGAACGGCATGTTGTCGATTTTGATATCGAAGTTAAACAGGTTGTCGCCTTCGTAGTCACCGACTTCAACCGCGAACGTAGACGAGGTGTCTTTGCTCTTCGCAGTGATTACCAGCTTACCGGCAACCGGCTCGATAGAAATATCGGTCAGCTTCATCATGCGAGAGGCTTTAACCAGTTTTTCGAAGTCGGTCGCAGTGATCTGGAAAATCAGGTCAGCTACCGGCATTTCGAGACGCTTTTTCGGTTTAACGATGGTAGAAGCATCAGCAGAGCGCTCTACGATTTTCATTTTCTCGCCACGGATGATGATTTCACCGGTAGCCAGGTCGTGAACGATATCGGCTTCAGAGCCAACCAGATTCACCTGATTGAGGAATGAGTTCAGATCGTAAATCCCGATATCCTCATCAATTACGTCAGGGATCGTCGCTTCTGCGTACGTCACGCTGTTAACCGATTTGGTCATAATGAACGAGCCTTTGTTCAGCATGATTGACGGGTTGATCTGTGAGAAGTTTTTCAGGATATCGATTGTTGCTTTAGATAATTTCATGTTCAGCCTATGGATTTCAATTAATTACGAGTTCAGGAGTTCGATTACAACAGCTTTCGCGGCATTGGTCAATGCGCCTTCAGTCTCAGCCGTTGATAATTTTGGTTTGGTTTCGCGAAGCTTTGCGACGTTGGAACGGTATGCCTGATTAACTTTTGAGTCAATCTCTGCATAGTGAGCAAAACGCTCTTCCGGTGCCATTACAGAGAACTGGGAACGAACATCAGTAGGGATTTCTTTCACCCACGCCTGACGAACCTGGTTCTGACGCGCTACATATACATTGCTTTCTAATTCAGACATATAAACCTCAATATTCATTAAATGGGGGCCGTAGCCCCCGTTATCGGGATTAACCCAGGTCGTTCAGCAGAGCATCCAGATCTTCATCGTCGCCCGCATCCGGCACAGAACCGCCAGTTACTTTGTCGTCGTCCGGCAGAGAAGAGCCAGCGCCTACAGTCAGGTTACTAACACCGCCCGACTCAGCAACGCCTTTGGTCGCACCAGTATCGAAGTTTTCCAGCTCTTTGTCAAATCCAGAAAGTTCGTCATCCAGAGATGCAGCAGCGGAAGCACCGCCACCCAGCAGAGCGCCACCCATGATCGCGTTGAACATTTTGGTAAGCTCTTCGTTTGATTTGAACTGGTCTGGCGCAGTGATTGGACGCAGATCGCTCATGCCTTCGAAGATTTCTTTCTGACGCTGTTCGTCGTCGATGTTTTCGATTGGTTTTGGAGTACCGAAGGTACTGTCGTCGTAGTTAGCAAAGCCGCTTTTCTTCTTGCTCTTAACAGTGAAGTTAGCGCCGCCGAACGGACAGGTTACCGCGATACCAGGTTCATCGAGTTCAGGGTTGCCGGTAATCGCCAGGGTGATTTTATCCATGATGGATTTACCGAAACGATACTTGAACACCTTACCTTCGTTAGCCGGGTTGCCTGGGTCTTTAACGACCAGGATATTCGCCCAGAAGCTGTTTTTGCGAGAGATCATGCCCAGCAGTTTATCAGCTTCGGAGCCTTTCACTTTGGCTTTTTCGTACAGATCGTTTTCGCTGATATGACGGCACAGTGGGCAACCATCGTAATCGCCGTGAGTTGACGGGCAGTTCTGGATAAACCATTTGCTGTTTTTCTGGAACGAGTGGCTAACCAGTCGAACGAACGCCAGTTCATCATCAGAACGTTCGGGAAGGAAGCGGATCACAGCAGTACCGTTTTTCTCGTTATCTACCGTCAGTTTCCATTCTTTTTCGTCTTTCTGGAAACCGCCAGAGCCTTTCAGAGCGGCTACTTGCTGTTGTAATTTGGTAGGATCTTGGCGTTTGAACATAGAAGTCATTTTGTATTCTCGTTTAATTTAATTAAGGTATTTTTTAGTAAGTCTTTGTATTTTATTTTTTCTTCGTCACTGATTTCGATAATCTTTCTGTAAGCAGTCAGCTTTTTGCTTAGCTCATTCCAGACGAAATCAGTAGCGACTTCATCGTGTTTATTTATGATGTTCAAAATTGAGTCCAGAATCATAAAGGTCTCATAAGAGATTACCTGCGACTGGACCAGCTTTGTTATGTAAGAGGTTGAGGATTTTACACTATACTGGAAGACTTGAGCGAGGGAAATATTCTTCATCCGCGAGAATTCGTACAGGTTCTTCACATCGTCCACGAACACACTATCAATTCGCCTCAGCTTACCGATATATTGGCGATAAAACACGATACTATCTTCGTCTATGTTGCCAACCCATGAATCGGGGTTGGCAATCATGTTAGAGAGAAAGATAAAGTAAATCTCCTTGAAGGTAAAGCGTTCAGCCAACTTCGTGAAGAAATATTTGTCTTTCCTCTTTCGAAATGCTTCTTCAGTGATCTTAATCTCCCATCTGTACTTGATTGCGTCATAGCGACCTGAGAAATGATTTTTCATCACCAGATACAGCTTGTAGACTGCAATAGGCTTCAGGCGGGAGTTAGCCTCTGAACCTACAAACGGGGTTTTAAATCTCACATGAAATCATCCAAATCTTGTTGAGAGTTGTATCCAGCAGCAACAGACGGTCGCAGCATATCGTTTTTGATCGCGTCGTCGCTGATCTTATCGATTATCGCACGCGGGACGGCTTGTTTCAACATCGAATAATCAATATTGTTTTCGTCCATCCACTGAATCGTTGCTTCCATGTAGGTGAGTCCTTCTGAACTCACCAGGTTTTCGATAAACAGGCCGACTTCGGTTTTGTTCCCGATCTCGCTCATCATTTAGCCTTAACGATAACGTCGTACATTTCCAGCAGTTCGGTATTTTCTTCTTCGAACTGCTCACGCGCCTGGTTGTGGTACAGCTTGAAAAGCTTGTTGAAGGTTTTGCCGTCAATGCCAAACTCTTTTTTGGCGCGGTCTTTGTTGTCCTTCAGTTTTGCTTTTTCGCCTTCCAGCATCGTGGTGATGTTGGAGGTGTCTTTGATCAGTTCCATGACTTGTTTTGCCACTTCAGGGCTTTGCTCTAAAAATTCTTTTGACATGATAGTTACCTTAAAAATCGCTAATCTTTTCAAACATACGCATCAGCTTATGTTCAGTAAAATACTTCTGCATTTTCGACTTGTTTCCAATCTTAGGGCTATTGTACGCTTCTAAGATATTGTTTGCAATGTCTTTAGGGATAAATTTGAAGTCTCGCAGTTTTTCGTTCTCGCGATAACGTTCAGCCCATTCTTCAGGCATCCCAACAGTCGGGTCTTCCGCTTCCAGCCACGCTTCCAGTTCAGCAGCGCGGATTTGCGGGGCGCGTTCGCCTTCGACTTTCGATACAATATAGTCGCTTCTCATTTTAATGCAAGCGATACTATCTTTTTTATCACCCTTGATGATTTTCATCCGCAGATCGTTACGCGGCGTGCCGTACTTAGGCGTGATGAATTTCTTCTGTGTAGGAGACCACTGACGGACGCCAGCCATTTCCTGCAACACGGGGAAGTCACTATCCGCAGACACAATCAGGACACGTTTACCTTTGCTTACAGCGTGTTTGCTGACAATCGCAATCACATCATCAGCCTCAGCAAAATCGACCCGGATGCCATGATAAGGAAGGTTCAAACGAACTTCGTCATAAGTAGGATTGAGGAAACCAGATAAACGGGTCCAGTCCCAGTCACTTTTATCTTTGTCCGCTGCACGGCGTTTTTTGTAGTACGGTGCAACACCAGTACGCCAGTATTTGTTATCATCGAACGCCAGGACAATATCTGGATACTCAGATCTGAACTTCAGCACATTGTAACGGATGGTGTCGAGCACGATATGGCGAACGATATCATGATTGATCTGATCCTGAGTTTTTGGATTAAAGTTCGCTGTAAGTGTTGCAACTGCGATGTTCGAAACGTCAATGATCAAAAGATCATCCTGATCGTCTTCGTTCTTCATCAGTGAGTTAAGATTAAACATGCTTGCCATTGAAGCCATGTAAATTCCCTCGTTGTTGGTTGGATGAGACTGAGTATAGGGATCTAAAAACTGAAGTCAAATAAATTATGAGCGAAGCGAATGACGCGACCGAAGGGAGTGTCTGATGTCCAGTTTCTAATAATATATTTTATATATAGAACAAAGTGGACATTTTTGATTAAAAAATAACCAATCAGATTATCCTCTTCGCTTCGCTCATCGGAAACGCTTCGCGTTGATTTCTTTAAATAATAGTGTTGAAAGTAAGTTTGCTTTACTCACCAGTTCAGCTATAATGAATGTAATAATTTTTGGAGAGATTTATGACAACCAATATCTATGCTGATAATGAAAAGCTTTACCCGATTCTTTGTGCCTGGAAAAAACAGATCCGCGATACCGGTAACCGTAAGATGCCTGATGAACTGGGCATCGCGATCATGCAGATCGCAAATGGTTTAGCCCGTCGATACAACTTCAACCGCTATTCAGAAGACTGGAAAGCAGATATGGTTGATGATGGTATTTCGGCAACCATCGCAGGACTACACAACTTCGACGAAACCAAATACAAAAACGTTTACGCCTATATCAATCAGGCTTGCTGGCGTGCGTATGTGACGCGTATTCTCTATGAGAAAAAAGAAAACGCTAAAAAATACAAGTATTTCCTCGAACATGTTTTCGACGCAGACGATTCTGATATGGTGAGTATGGCTGATGAGACTTTCATTCAAGACATGCATGATAAGCTCAACCAGTACGAGGCGACCGCTTTCAAGGTAAAAGAAAAGCCGGAAAAGGATGCTTCACCCACTTTGGAAATGTTCCTATGATTACCCAGATTGATTTAAACGCACTGCTAAGCCTCGCTGAGAACGAGATCGACCTTTTGCCCTACTTCGTAAAATTAGAGTTGAAACGCCTGGGCATTCCAGCTATCATCGACCCTATGAACATCAGAGACCCTGACTACGCAGTAGAAACCGGTTCTCTGGATTATAAAATCGATGTAGACACCATGATCATGGAGATCGTTTATTATGCAGAATCCTGACACAGAATTAGAACTTCAGCGCGTCAATGATGAGGTTGACGAACTGGAAAACAGCCCGATCTATGACCAGGCGACCAAACAAGCCGCTAAATTCATGCGCCGTAATCGCCGTGAATGGAAACGACTCCATCAGCACGCAGAAAACGCGTTGTGGGAAGGAAACAAAGAGCAGTATGCCTACGCTATCAAAAAGATGCGCGACATGCTCAAACAGCCTTACAACGACGCTCTGATCGAAACGATGTGGATCAGTAGCAAGCGAGCATTGACTGATCTGGTCGAACAGCACCGGACTAAAAAAGCATCTTAATTTGACAAGCCCCGAAAGGGGCTTTGAGGTTTTTATAATGAGTAAAATTTTGATCGGTGACACCCACGCGGGGCTGAGTGCCGATAATGAATGGTATGAACAAAACCTGTATCGCGTCTTCAAACAGATTGTTGATCACTGCAAAGCGAATGGTATCACCGAAGGCTATCACGCTGGCGACTTCTTTGATGTTCGTAAGGCAACCACACAGAAAACGATGAACTTCGTTCGTGAACGGATTGTGCCGATGATCCAGGAAGCCGGTTTGAAACTGCATGTTCTGGTTGGTAACCATGATTGCCAGTTTAAAGACAAGATACAGCCGAATGCGGTGCGCGAAGTCCTGGCGCAGTATGATTGCTTCGTTGTGGTAGATAAGCCCGTCACGCTCGTTTCAGAGGGTTCTACGATTGACCTGATTCCGTGGATCTGTGCGGAGAACGCGAGCGAGATTTTCGAGTTCATCAGCAAATCAAAATCAGATTTCTGTCTGGGACATTTCGAACTGGCTGGTTTCTATTTCTACAAGAACAGCAAAGCGGATCATGGTCTGGAACCGGACTTCCTGAAGAAGTATAAACGCGTGTTCTCTGGTCACTATCACCACGCGAACGAAGGGGATAATATTTTCTACATCGGAACGCCTCTGACTATGAGCGCCAACGATGAAGACGAAACCCGAGGCTTTTACGAGTTCACCGGCAAAGCAGAACTGACGTTCATCGCTAACCCAGAGATCAATCACCGTCGCATCGTGTACCCGCGTCAGAAAGACGTTAACCCTGTTGACTATCTGAACTGCTCTGTTCGTCTGATCATCGACGAGATCGATAACGACCTGGCAGACTTTCAAAGCCAGTTAGAAAAAGTCACACACGCACTCAGTATCAAAGACAATCTGAAAAATGATTCTGATATTGATACGGACTTCGAGATCGAAAGCTCCTATTCGCTGATGATGAAATACGTGGACAACATGAATCACAGCGATGAAGACAAAATCGAGATCAAAAAATATGTCCAGACCCTCTACAACGAAGTTTCCGCAAACGCGTGACATCTTCGAAACCTTTTTCGAACCGGACCACGCAAGGTTTCGTTATGGCGAACTTATGCGCCGGTTCAATATCACGCTGTTGATTGAATATTCCTCGGATCCGAGTGAAGGCATTGACAGCGTAAAAATTATCATGATGAACGAGGAAAACTGTATATCGAAAATGATTTCATTTGCATCTCTTGAAGCGATGGAGGATGATTATATTTTCGATGTTATCGACGCGTACTATACGGAGATGATACATGACCTTGCAAATGAGGTGTTGAATTGAAACTGACTTTTAAGAAACTGCGTTATCAAAATATCCTTTCAGTGGGCAATCAGCCTTTTGAAATTGACTTCGACGCAGCAAAGAAAACCCTGGTGACCGGCGTTAATGGTGGCGGCAAGTCAACAATGATCGAAGCGCTCACCTATGCTCTGTTTGGTAAATCGTTTCGCGATCTCAAGGTCGGGCAACTGGTCAACAGCGTTAACAAAAAGAAACTGCTTGTTGAACTCGAACTCGAATACGGCAAAGACCAGATCAAGGTCGTGCGCGGGCAGAAGCCAAAAATCTTCGAGATCTGGAAGAACGGCAAAAAGCTGGATGAAGATTCAGCAGCCAGTGATTACCAGGCACAGTTAGAAGAAATGCTCGACATGAATATGATCGGGTTCAAACAGGTTATCGTTTTGGGTACTGCCGGGTTTACTCCTTTCATGGAACTGAAGACTCCTGAGCGCCGGAAGCTGGTTGAAGACCTGTTGTCCCTGTCTATCATCAGTGAGATGGACAAGCTGAACAAGGCCCAGAATCGCGGGATTAGTCAGCAAATGGAATCGCTCGGGATGCAGATTAACCACGTTCAGCAGCAGATCGCGACTCATGAGCGATTCATTGCAGAGCAGAAGGCCAAATCAAGCCAGAACATAAGCCGGTATCAGGAGATCTACGACGCTCATGTAGCCACGGCGAAGAAAATCAAAACAGAGTTGCAGGAACTCCAGGCGCAGATCGCAGACAAAGTGATTACCGGTGAAGACCAGACCGAAAATATCATCAAACTGCGTGATGGTTATTCCCGACTGTCAACCACTGTCGATCAGATGAAGCGGTTGCACGGTATGTATCAGAAAGGGGGTGAATGTCCGGCATGTAAGCAGGAGATTACGCCTACCCCGCAACGCATGGAAGAGATTGCAGAAGGCATTACAGCCGGTACTACGCGACTGACCCTGATTAAAACGAAGCAGGACCAGCTACAGAAAATCATGGATGCAATCCTGGTACAGCAGCGGGAACTTAACGATTTGAAGTCTCAGTACGCGGGCAAGAAAAACACCCTGCAAAGTGAGGTTATGTCTGCTAACCGTGTCAAAGCGATTATCGAAGCAGCACAGCAGGAAGTGACCATTGATGAACAACCGGTTATCGACCTGAAAGAACAGGAAAAGGATCTGGATAAGGCCCGCGCCAAATATGTCAAAGAACGCTACTACCGTGGCATTCTGACCGACATGTTTAAGGATTCCGGTGTCAAGGCCAGCATCGTTAAGCGATACATTCCGTACTTCAACCAGCAGATCGCGCATTACCTTGATTTGATGGGCGCGGATTATCAGTTTACACTTGACGATGAATTCAACGAGTCTATCAAGTCATTCGGGCGTGATGATTTCAGTTATGCGTCATTCAGTCAGGGCGAAAGAGCGCGTATCAACCTCGCGATCCTGTTTACCTGGCGCGATGTTACCAGCAAGGTCTCAGCCGTGGATCTATCTCTGCTGATACTGGATGAGGTTTTTGACGGACCACTTGACAAAGAAGGAAGTAGCGCAATTAAATCCCTGTTGGATAACGTGGAAGGTAACGTTATCGTAATCAGCCACCAGGACTTAGACCCACAGGATTTTGACCGTCATATCAAAATGAGTAAAGTGGGCCGGTTCAGTAAATGCGAAATCAAGGATACAAAATGCTAGAGAAACAATTTGAACTGGAGACCACGCCAGAGATCGAAAGGTTTTATCTGCATAATAGCTATAATGAGGAAAAACCTATAGTTACAATGGCAGATGTTAAAGAAGCGTTCAAAGATGATGAACTGGAACTTAATCGGATCATCAACAACAAGAGCGCTACGTGGTTCCTCGAAAAAATCTATTGACCGCTGATCCTTAAATAGCATAATATGCCCGTGTAGACAAAACGCGGGCTTTTCTTTTTGAGGATTACCAAATGATCAACGAATCAATGTCAGCAACCGAAGCGTACAAAATCCTGGGCGCAACCGGTAAAGAAACCTCTGCTGAATTATCAAAACTTTTCAAACGCGCCTCTCTTCGTGCGCACCCTGACCGCGCTGGCGGTTCTGCTGAACTGATGAAACAGATCAACCAGGCTTATGATGTGGTTACCAAAACTTCATCAGGCCCAGGCGGACGCAGCGAAACCTACGCAGACCAACGCGCACGCTATGCAGCAGAAAAGAAAGCCG